TTGTCTTAAAAAACTCGAGCACCTGACCTAGATTTGAGAAAATATGCAAGCATTTACACGCTGAACATATTATCAATTCAGTAAATCTGTATTCAGTTCAAAACCCGACCATGGACGTTGATGGTTTGAAGTTAGCTAGGCTAACCCAGGTACCAGATCGCGGTAACAAAAATCGAGTTGTTGCTATCCAAAATATTTGAATTCAACAAGTAATGGAGATTTTAAGGTGCACCTTAAGAGATGTACCTATAAAACCATACGTTGACAACGAATGTTGTTTTATGTATAACCACCGGGGATCTTTAAGCAAAGCTTTCACAATGTTTGAAGAAACCGGCTTTTCAATCTCATTTGATTTATCAAATGCTTCTGATCGAATTCCCCTTGAATTTCAACGGGACGTTCTATCCGCTTATTATTCGCCGAGGTTTGGTCAAGATTACTTGGAGTTCACCAGAGGTTTAGACTTTCATTGTAATAATAAAATATTAAATTACTCTGTTGGTCAACCAATGGGTTCTTATGAATCGTTCAACCTCTTTCAACTGACTTTAATGGAACTATGGCGATTTTCAGCTCATAAATCTTTGGGTGAGTCACGTATTAGTAAAGTAAGTAATTACTTTACAACAGTAGGTGATGACAATCAATGTTTCAACGAAGCATTGGCCAACACTTGAAAAGAGTTGTTAACTGACACAGGAGTTCAAATATCAGAGTCTAAATCATTAGGCAAAATGGGAAGTTTTCAGTGATTTTCGACATGTTCACTCCTAGGAGTTACTATTAAAGGTGAAAAGAGTAATCTATCACCCATGTCTATATCACTCATCAAAAATGCAATGGAAAACCACCTTGAAATACCTCATCTTATAAATGATTTGGTAAATCGAGGCTTCACTATTAATGTATTGAAAACCTTATTTATCGAAGGAGGATTCTTTTACGAATACCTATCTAAGAAGAAAAATAAGGAAAATATATCTTACTTACAGTTATTGGCTGAAAATACGTATTGTACCTTTGATGGTACACGTAACATGTTAG